GACTCATACACGCACCATTTCGAGCCATGAGCGTAGTATATTGTGCACCTTGCATCTCCATAAAGGAATGCGCGACTGTTCCAAACTTAGGACTCACAGCACCGCGAATCTTCGAACCATCTAATGTGGGGCAAATCATCATAGCTAAGCAAGACCCTGTTGGATGTGCTAAAGGTAACCATCTCTCCATCGATCTAAAATCAGGAGAATTTGGCACATAAGCTGCACACAAATCAAGTCCTGGATATTGAAAACAATAATCGTAGTGAACTTTGAATGAAAAGCGTCCGCCTGTCGAGTTATGGCGTATCACTTCCACTGAAATCAGCTTCGATTGTTTACCATTCATATCACTCCCTGGATAAAACACATGACGAGGAAAATTCATCATTGACTTGCGCGGAAACCAAACTCCGCACTTATTGACTGTACCGTCCTCAAGAGTGAATCGACCCCAACATATATTCTTCTCAATAGAATTACACAATTGATCAGAAGTAGCTCCAGTCTTCTCACATTGAACTTTACCCCCAGTTTTGCCTAGCATAAAGCCATACCATCCTGGTGCACTGTCATTATGTGCGGGGTCTTGAATTGAATGTGGAGTCTGTCGAGCTAAATTCCATGCTTTTAGGATCGTAACAATACCCACGAGACTAATGGCTGCAACAGTGCCAGTCACAAGCCACTTACCTCGATATTCCCGACCTTGATCGGCTAAGACTATATCTCGTCTCAATGTAAGTTCTGACATGAATCTTTCTCTCTCCTCTTTGATGTGACTCTCACAGAAGATTAAACCCACCCAACTAATAACTGAGGACAAAACAAGACCAGACCAACCACAAGCAATGGTGGACAAGGTCAGGAAAACCAAGAAATATCTCTGAATCCATTTTTGACACGCCAACATATTAACACACTCGTAGTGGCTGAAATATTGACCAACAAGGCGCTGTCCATAAGATGAAGTATATAACCAATTAGGTGTCAATGCTACAATCCTGGGAATGTTGCGTTGCATGTGCAGGTCAACTTGCTGACGTATCTCACGCACAGGCAAATAATGACTAGCCGAACTGAACAATAGTCCAGCCAAAAAGGGATTGAAAAACCTAAACATACGCTTTGCAATATCCTTGACAGCAGTACGAACTACGAATGATACACACTCGTCTGCCAAAGCATGTGGAATATTTTTGGGATTCCTACGCCGAGGAAAACCCTGTTGTGCAGGAGGTTTGGTGTCTTGCGTACACTTATCAGGTTCAAGATTTTTCCCTTCAGGTTCAAGACCCGCGACCTTGGTATCAGTCAGCGGTCCCTTAGCATCACACGGTGCACAAACTGGCATTGAAATATCACCAGAACAGGCACAATACTGTGTAATGAGTGAGCAATTGGGGCAAACTTCAAAGCCCTCAAGCAACTTGCTACGTGCGACTTGCTTAACTTGCTTGTCTTTATGGTTCCTAGACAAAGCAGCAATAGCAAGGAGATATTGTTGCAAATTCATGTTGGCACAGGCAACAAGACCTTTTCCTTTTACGAGTTCGACTTGCACAGTTTCGAACCGACCCATTTTTGTACCATTTGGTATAACTTCCTCAATGGTAAAATTCCACACGTCAACAAACGTTCCAGATGGTGCATTCACAAGATCTGGATGATCAGTATTTAAACTCGTGCCGTTTTCGCGGCAATACTGTTCCTTCACTGTAGCTTGGACATGGAAAAAACGACGCAATACAGCAACTGGGTAATTGCTATATTGTTGTGCTCCAAGAGTTTTAGTATTGGTAGTAATCACTCCACACTTAAAATTAATAAAAACACATCCTTTTTCATTGAGCTCAGCTTTTACAGCTTGTGCAGCTACATTGTTGAAAAATTGAATGTATTTTTGTGTAGGTGATTTCTCCACAAACTTTGAATTCGCGTTGTTAGCGTCATCAATATACACTCCCATAACGTCGGAAGTATATGTACTCTCAAATTTATCGGTCTCATTCAAAGTGATAAGTCCATCTTGGGAAGTTTTAAAACCCATCGCAGACAAAGACGTTTTCATTGTCAATGGTGCGATATCTGACTTTCCAATACTAGACTCACCATGGATACTAAAACCAATTGGAGCAAAGCGAAAGGAGGTGTTCTTCCTTTTCGCTACTAAATCCATCTTTATCGACACCAAAGCAGCATACTTCCTCTGAAGTAGCTCCTTAACACCTGGTGACAATGTAACCCTTTGAATTTCACCTGTTGTCTTCATACATTTGTCGAGTTTACGTTCATACTCTTCAAGATCACCTTCTACAGTTACGCCATCCAAATTTCCCGCCATAGCGGTGGATGCATATGCGATAACAGTATTGCAAGTGTCAGTATATTCGCGCAAACGTTGATCTTGGTACAAAACTGGAGCTAGTGATTTCTCTTTCAAGCACCACCATCCAGTCTCGGATATCCAAACAAATGTCTGAATCAAAGCATCAATCAAATCGGTGGCTTTGATTTGTTCTTTCATAGCCTCGATTGCAATAAGTGTAATTCCTCCGATGTCAAATTCGAACCCTTTAATAGAACATATAGAGCTCGCCATGGCAGCGGTGATGAGATAAGAAACTTTTTTGAAAATAGTGTTGGTTTTCAAAAGTTCCCATCCATCCAAAAGGTCTCGACCAGTCCACGCTTGTGGTTCAAGATCAAAGTCGAGATCAAATGCCCCCGTCGAGTCCAAAAAATTACTAACTTCCACAGAATTGCCAACCTCTTCCTCTTTTTCCAGGAGGACAGTTGTCATTGTGGTAACCAAATTGGTGATACTGGTTTTCACGTAGAATTTCATGTACGAGACGAAGGCGACAAACACGTCCGAGAAAGACGAAGCACCACAGAGATTATATGCAAGAATGCAAATATTCTCTGAATGACGAATGATATCGTCGGCTTCTTTTCCTTCAAATGAACAAAGATATTTTCCGAGATCGCCAATGAAGGCGTGTAGCGGGTCCAAAGTATCAGAGAATGCATGAGGTTTAATTTCCACTGCAGACAACTCTTCAACTCTTTTGACCAATCTCTCAATCATC